TTTTTCATCCTCAAGATGTTGCTGTAACAACCCAATATATATGTCTCTCTCCCAAGGGATTAAGTTCTCAATCTCAGTTAATGAATATTTATGATACTGTAACAGAGCGAAATTAATCTTATAGTAATTTTCAAGGTCCATATGAACCATCCCTATGCGAAAAAAGACGAGAGTCCCTCCAATACTACAGTGCTTTCAACCTTAGTCTTAGGATTAGTAAAGGTCACACTATGAGATAACTTAGGCATACTATCAAAGAAAGATTCAATCTCCTTGAACTGTAGACTATTCATCTGCTCTAGGAAATCTTTCACCTCCTTCTTAGTGCAGTCAGCAGTAGACCATACCTCCTCCTCATTATAAATTTTATCAATACAAGATGCAATCAAATCAAATGATTGATCCATACTAATATCACCATCAAAGTCAAAATTATTTTTAACAAACTCATCAAGAGAAGGATACTTCATCTCCATCATCAAACTAGTATCCAATTTAATCTTATTAGTATGTCCTTTCTTCTTACTTATTTTAATGTCATCTATATTAATAGTAACTGGCACAGATGTTTGCTCATCATCAGGAGCTATTAGATTAACTTCAATCTCCTCTCCTACAGACTTGCCTCTAATATTTAAAAACAAATATTCAATATCAAATGTTGGTAGAGAATCTATCTTGACTCCTCTAGATTGAATACAATTTTTCAGTACAGTTTTAATTGCAGTAGAAATTTGTTTAGTATCCTCTGTCTCTAATGCCAGGACTAATAACTTTTCTTCTTTAACTAGGAAGGGTCTATATTTTATTTTCTTTCCTGTAGATGGCAACTCAAGTTCATAAGTTGGTGTAGTAATCGTAGGTAATGGCATAATAATTCTTTCAGTGTCTTATTTATTATATTAATTCAAGACTAATTCAGGTTGTTTATTAACTATTAGATCTCTGGTTGACTCTCCACCCAACACATCTTGAATAGAGAAAACAGATTTCTTTCTTTTCTGTACATATCTAATAAAGTTAAATGATACACTACACTTTAACACATCACTTGCTTCATATGATACTGGTATGGATGTCAATGCTAATGGAAATGCTTGAACAAAAGTATAGTCAAGAGTTGTTCTAGCAGTTCTAGTGCTGGTGCTTCCACTAGTACTAAAGTCTCTAGTGAAATGATCCTTTTCAAATTTAGTTAAGTAAATATTATTCTTATATGTTTTAGGATAAGACATCCTATAACCAACATAAGGATCTTCATAAGTTCTGGTATCATTAATACCACTTATATAATCCATCCACCCCTCTATCATTTCAATAACTTTATAGTTCCTATCTACATAAAAAGTCAATCCAATAGTCTCATCATACATTCTTCTATATGCCATCTTCTCAGTAACACCATGATAATCATTGTTGACTTCATGAGTAGTTAATGTAGAACCTGGAAGAGCTGCTTCAGAACACAACAGACTAATATTATCATAGTCTACTGAATTTAAGGACAAAGTATTTCTTACTGCCTGAGGAACTGGTAGGGTTAATCTATATAAAGAAGTTTGTGCTACATTCAGCAACCTAGACTTTATACTAGATACAGTTAACTTTTCTGGCCTGACACCTGCCATCTATAAATATTTGAGATTATATATTATGTATAAGAGATGGCTGAAAGTATTAAGAGTAGATACCACCCAAAGTATCCTCAAAAGTATCAAGGCAATCCAAATAATATAATATGTCGTAGTAGTTGGGAACGTAAGTTCTGTAGATACTGTGACTTGAATACTAATATTATAGCATGGGCTTCTGAAGAGATAAGTATTCCATACATGTCTCCTGTAGATAAA